AATGGATAGTGCATTTTTAACACCTAGAGCAACCCTTAATCATTACCGGAATGGGTTTGTTGGTGGCTTTTGCGACGAAGAGGATACCATGCTTCTGCTTGGAGAACTTCCTATGCCTATTTTTGGAGCTGCCGCATACAATCTATTCGGATCGGGGGAGGGGGAGCTTAGTCTACCATTCAAGTGCGTAGAAGAGTTTGACGATGGGTTTGGTCCCAGTGAAAGACAAACTACTGGCGACTGCGTTTCTCACTCTACCAGAAATGCTATAGACATTACTAGAGCTGTTGAGATTCTCGAAAAAGAAGAAAGAGAGGCTTGGCTTGCTAGAGGTGCCACAGAGGGAATTTATCAGTACAGAGGGCACAAGGGGCAGGGAATGAGCTGCTCTGGTGCGGCAAGGTATGTCAACGATGCCGGTGGAGTTCTAATCAGAAAAGATTACGGAGATATAGATTTATCTGTTTACGACTCTAGTGTCGGTGCTAGGCATAAAATTCCTAACAGTGTTTACAAAACGGAAGCACAAAAGCACCAAGTAACAACAATATCAAACGTGAGAACTGTAGAGGAAGCTAGAGATGCTTTGGCTAATGGTTATGCTCTTTCTGTATGTTCTGGGTACGGCTTTTCTTCTAGAAGGGATAGTAACGGTATCGCTAAACGATCTAAGGGTTGGAATCATGCTATGGCTTGGATTGCCTGCGATGATACTCATGAGGTATTTAAAGAAACTTTATTTCTAGTACAAAATAGCTGGGGAAAGTGGAACAGTGGACCAAAACGCCACGGCCAACCGGACGGTAGTTTTTGGATTAGAGAAAAAGATGCTCGCGGTATGCTTGCTGGTGGCGGGTCTTGGGTCTTTAGTAAGTTTGACGGGTTCCCAGCAAGAGACATTAAATACACTATCAATAGGGTTTTCTAATGAGCGTAAAACAAAGAGCCGTAATAGGCGTAGTTGCCGTACTTTCATTTGTTTATTTTACAAATTCTGACAAATTCTCAAGTTCAGGGTTGACAAATGACGAAATACAAAGTATAATAGAGGGAACGACAGAGAGTTTTTTAGAGGCCGAAAGGGAAGTTTTAAAAGTTGAGCCAGAACCCGATCCAAAACCGATTGTTCCATCGGGGCCAGATCCAGATGTTAAAAAGTGCATCTGTAAGGGGACTGGTAAAATAGTTCAAGGAGATGGTCATGTTTCCCCCTGCCCGTATCACAGCGGTCAGGAACCAGAATCAGTATCTCCTGCACCTGTTAAAAAACAAAAGACAATTAAGAGTAGAAGAGGTTTTTTTGGTGGTCGCCTCTTCGGAAAAACTTGACCGACTACCGGTTGTTAACAATAGTTAATTGTTAAGGAGATTTTTTATGAGTAAGTGGAAATCGTTGCTAACCTCAAGACGTTTTTGGGTTAGTGCAGTAGGTTTGGTAAGCGTTATAGCTGCCGATGTTTTAGGCATTGAGCTGAACCAAGAACAGATGCTCGGAATTGTGACAATCGTTGTCGCTTGGGTAATCGGTGATACCGTTAGAGAAACAAAGTAATTAAGAAGGTTTTAGGATGGAATTTCTAAGTGACGTAAGTGTTATTCAGTGGATTTTTCTAGGTCTTGGGGCAGTCCTTGTCTTTCCTCTTTTGTGGGAAAACGTTAAGGACAAAATACCTTCGTGGGACGATGTAAAACCAAAACCAAAACCCAACGATCCTGTTGTGGATGTAACAAGTCCTCCAAATCTAACACAAATTGTTAGACAGTGGGAGCGACTAATGGAGAGTTGTGAAGAAAGAAAACTGTGGGACGCTTGCAAAAAATTGGATGAGGTTTTTCCTTTACTAATCGCAGCAAGAGAAAATGAGGTAGAAATTGATGACGAATAATATTAGAGCTATGCTTGGAGTTTGTCTAATTTTGGTGGGGTTCTTTTGGGATTCTATTCAGAACAATATCCCAAACATCCCCCTGCCCACAGTTCCAGCCTTAGATATTCCTAAACCCGACACTGCTACTTTGGAAAATGTTTCAAGTATTGCCAGTCTTGTAACCGATAAGGATGATAGGTTACAACTGGCGATATTTAATATGGTTTTTTCCGAAAGGGTAGAAGACTGGGATTGTGAGGGTCAACAGGTAAACGACATATACGTACTGGCTGCTGAAAGCGAGTTTGGAACCAGCTTGGCGGGTAAGTATGACGGTTATGCAGACGGCATTGAGGGACTTTTTAAAGAGTCAATAGGTGTAAAAAATGCTGTTGTTTCTCAAGAGCAAAAGAAAAGCCTTTCAAACGATTTTAGTGGACTAGCATACGCATTAGCTAATTAGGAAAAATATGAATATTGTTGACGTAGTGATTTCAAAAGTAAAGGCTCAGGCAGATGGGCGGCTCTTTGAAATAAACAGCATACTTGCAGACCCAACGAAGAAGAACGCTGTAGAAGATTTGGTGAAAGCTATTAATGTTTACGGTTGCCACTGTGAATTTCTAAAAAACGCAGAAAGGCTAAAGACTCAGATGGAGCAGGTAGCTGATGAAAACAAAGATAACCCTGATAATTCTTGAAATACCAAGTAACTTTGCTGGGATTATACCTTCGGTTAGTGTCATTATTGGTGCTGATGGCAAATTTCCTCAAAGTTTTATTTCGGCTTGCAGTGTAGAAAAATCCTTAGAGAAGCTTTGTTCAGAGGTGTGCAATGTTCATTGCGACTTTCTGACGCCAAAACTAATGGCTCTGACGAAGGATGGACCATCAACTGTAGAAGCTATTTATTGCTCGTCCGTTCCAAAGGATATTATATCCGCTAGAGCTGACTATTCGACTCAACCATTAGAAAATATTTTTTTAGAGGATAAATATGGATACTGCGTCAGGCAAATCCCAAGACTTACAGGAGGATAGCGATTACTCACTTAGTGTGTCAAATCTGACATTTTGGGTTGACAAAGGGGGTTCGATACAGTATAATATGGACTGGGAAGAAGGCGAAAATGGAATTTACGCTCTTTCACAAATATTCTACGAAATCATACACAATGATTTCACAGTGTCGATTTTAACAAAAATGAAAGAACAATGCGTATTAAATGGTACGGAGCTAGAATTTGAATCTTTTCTTAAACTTGTTAATTATCACTTACCGAATAGCGATTTAAGTTCAGAAGTAAAAGACTTTAGAAAGAAGCCCCTGATATCTCCCGACAAATCTGCCTACACTATATGAGGTAACGTTATGCCAAAAGCTAAAAGTATAATTTGGAGAAGTTGGAACGCTCAGTCGGACCAGTTTCTAATGTCAATAGCAGCAGATGCTAATATGATGGAGGAAATGCTAGGAGCGATGGAAGAAGAAGGGTATCAAGAAGTAACCCCTTTAACATATAGACATACTATAGCTATTCAAACTCCTGTTGGAATATTTAGTACGGAGTCTATGTTTAAACCTTCTGACAGATGGGACTGCTGGATAGGGACTTCAAACTTTGACATAACGGCAGAAATAAAGGATGATATATCGGATACAGACGGAATTGCCTGTTTGAAGATTATGGATCGTTACACATTTTTTATTGGGGTTCCCTATTTACAATTTGACTTTCAGGAAGTTAGGCAGGAGATAGAGAACAAACTTTGCGTTTACACAGAAAAAGAGGTGATGACAGATGAGGTCAGGGCAACCGTTGACCTAGTAAAGAAACAGTTAGAGAACCAAAAATACTGGTCGATACTGGTCAGCATTAATGGAAATTTGGATTACGTTGTATCGGATGAGCTAGATCAGCAATATATGGAACGGCTGAACAAACTCGTAGAACTTAAACAGTCGCGTGGCGGCATAATTTTGAGAGGAAAACATGGATAATATTGAGATTAGTGAGCAGTTTACATCTAAGTGGAACGATTCTAATGTTTCTAACATTATGAACAAAGTCGCAAATAGATACCGTAGAAACATTGACTTGGATGAAATTGAGTCCATCAAGATGAACACCTTGTGGAAATGTATTGAAAAGCACGACGAAACCAAATCTAAGTTTACATCTTTTCTTTACAGTCAGCTTTCTTATGCTTTAAAAAACAAGGTTAAGAAAAAGAAACTGGAGTACAACTGTTCCGACATTGAAAAGGGAGACTACAAAGCTGAAATCTATCAAGAGTACACAGATATAACGTCAGGTCTTCCAGCAGAAGTAAGGGAGATACTGAGTCAAAGATTTTATCAAAATTTGACAATGAAAGAAATTGGCAAAATCAACGGGTATAGCAGAGAAACTGCAAGGCGTAGATTAAAAAATGCCATAAATATTTGCAAAGATGAGTGCGGAGTTTAATAAATTGCGTATAGTTACCTAGGAACCGGACAGCTATTAATGGATAATTTGGAAAATTAACTTTTTTACTCTTAGGAGATTCCTATGGCTGTTCCCGGTGCTTCGGCAAACTATTTGAAAAACACCACTGGTGGGGCTTTTGCCGCACAAGAACAAGGTGGTACTCTACTTGGAAACGGAATTACTGGTTCCGTTATTACAAAAGCTTTTTTACTTAAAGACGCTGTAGATGACGTTGTAAAGTCCTACGGTGTTGTTGAAAGAGCTTATCCCGTCGCTCCAACAGGCGGTATGTACGGTACTCAGAAAATTCTTTCTGGTGGAACGTTCGCTTATCACGAAGCTGGTCAGTACGTTATTCGTACAATCAGCACAACGATTTCTGGTGTTGCAACAGATGCAGTTCTTATTCCTAGTAATCCATCTGATCGTTCGACTGTCGCAAGATTTAAGCACGACTTTGGCGTTCGCTTGCTTGCAAAATGGAGAGCGAATGAGTTCTCCTTCACTGGCGTTCTTGATGATGGCACTAAGATTCCTTCTCGTCTTAACTGGCTCAACTCCGCTGGCACTGCCGCAGAGGTTCCAGCGACTTTGACTAACGTTGACATGCTTGATCCTACAACTGGAGCTACTTCGGCTAACAGCGATGCTGCTGCTAACCCAACTAGAGCAGTTCCGGGTTCACTTGTTATGAAGGTCGATTTCGTAGATCTTAACTTCGCTACAAGCGGAGACTTCTACGATTACAAACCTATTACTGGTATGTAGTTCATATTGGTTGTTTAGGCGTAGGACTCGTTCGGTGTGAGCGAGTCCTACTTTTCATAACCTCATCGTTGACAGAGAGTAAAGCAATGAACGAAACTTGGACACTAATCCGTAACGTAACGGAAGTAGTCGGAATGTTTGCTGTTCCTGTTTTTTCTTGGGTTATTTATACTCTTATTCAACAAGGAAAGCAATTGATCGTGCTAGAACAAAGAGTAAATGAATCCATGATGACCAGACTTGGTAGCGTTGAATCTAAGGTTGAAACACTAGAGGAAAAAATTGATGAAGTTAATAGAAACATCAACGAAACCAAAATTTTAATCAACAATTCAGAGAATACCAGTAAAAATCTGAGTCAGCAGGTAGGTGACAAATTTGCAGACCTTTTCGAGAGAATCGACAGGCTGTAAAAAAACAAAGTTTTATCAATTTTGGACTTGACTTTTGTCCCAAAATAGTGTATAATGATAGGCAGGCATATCGTAAACACTAGGGAAGAATATGAAAGTAACCAAAAGAGATAAAACATTAGAAGACTTCTCGGTGGAGAAGATTCACAAAGTCGTACAATGGGCAACGAAAGGGATCAATGGAGTATCCTTTTCCGATATTGAAATGAACGCAAATTTGTCATTGTACGACAAGATAGAAACAGAAGATATTCACAACGTATTGATTAAATCGGCAAACGATCTTATATCTAAAGAAACCCCAAACTACCAATATGTTGCAGCTAGGCTGTTGAACATGCAATTAAGAAAACAAGTTTGGCAGGTAAAAGACTCTCCAGACTTTCTTAACTATGTCAGAAAAAATGTAGATCAAGGTATCTACGATCCACAGATGGAACAAAGGTGGACAGAAGAAGAGATTGATTCTCTTGGTAAGTACGTCAACCACTCCCGCGATGACAATTTTACATACGCTGGCTTGCAGCAAATGATTGACAAATATTTAGTCAAAAATAGAAGTACAGGACAAATTTACGAGACTCCACAATTTGCCTATATGTGTATTGCTATGTGTTTGTTTGATTCTGTTGCAGAGGTAAAAAGAGCCTATGATTGTTATTCATCATTTAAGATTAATCTTCCCACCCCTATTATGGCGGGCGTTCGCACTAATATACGTCAGTTTTCTAGTTGTGTTCTGGTTGATGTTGATGATAATCTGGATGCTATTTTTAGCAGTGTCCACGCTGTTGGTAAGTACACAGCAAGACGGGCAGGTATCGGACTAAACATCGGAAGGATGCGACCAATCAACTCACCCATCAGGGGCGGCGAGGTCATCCACACAGGGCTAATTCCCTACTTAAAGAACTTTGAGTCAGCAGTGAAGTCAACGTCTCAGAACGGGCTACGTGGAGGCTCTGCTACGGTCCATGTACCTTTTTGGCATTACGAGATTGAGGACATTCTTGTACTAAAGAACAATGCCGGAACTGACGATAACAGAGTAAGAAAGCTAGACTACAGCGTTCAGTTCTGCAAGTTGTTCTACGACCGACTTATTGCAAACGAAGACATTACATTATTTAGCCCCCATGAAGCAAAGGGCTTGTACGAAGTGTTTGGAGATAACGAAAAGTTTGAAGAACTTTACATAAAGTACGAAGGGAAAAGATCCCTAAAGTTTAAAAGAAAGGTTCCGGCCCGCCAGCTTGCTCAAATCTATGCTCGCGAGAGGTTGGAGACTGGTCGTATTTACAGCATGAATATTGACTCAGCCAATGCACACGGATCGTGGAGCATCCCCTGCCACATGTCAAACCTTTGTCAAGAAATTATCCAACCCACAGTTCCAATCAAATCTATTGATGACAAAGATGGAGAGATTGGAATTTGTATCTTGTCAGCACTAAATCTTCTAGAACTTTCTAGCGAGAAGGATATTGAAGAAGCATGTCGAATGGCGGTAAGAACGCTAGAGGCTGTTATTGACTATCAAGATTATCCTGTAGCTGCTGGTGAGAACTTTACCAAGGACCGTAGATCGTTAGGAATTGGAATTACTAACCTTGCAGGATTCCTAGCAAAGAACAAATTAAAGTACGGTAAGGAAGCGTTGGAGCTAGTGCATGAGACTATGGAGCAGATTCAATGGAACCTACTTAACGCCAGTTGTGAGTTAGCAGAAGAGATTGGTCCCTGTGCGAAGTTTAGCGATACTAAGTATTCAGACGGACTGCTGCCTATTGACTGGTATAAGAAACAAGTTGACGAACTAATTAAACCAAATTACAACATGGACTGGGAAGGTTTGCGTGAAAGGATCAAAAAGTACGGTTTGCGTCATTCTACTCTCAGTGCTATTATGCCATGCGAGTCTAGCAGTGTTATACAAAATAGCACTAACGGAATTGAGCCAGTTCGTTCACTACTAATATCCAAAAAGGCAAAGAACGGCGTGTTGAAACAGTTAGTTCCTAACTACCACATGCGTAGGAAGCATTACACTATGGCGTGGGAAATGGACAACAATCGTGACCTTATGGACGTTGCGGCTGTAATTCAAAAATTCGTAGACATGAGCATGAGTACAAATCTTTACTACAATTATTCTCATTACGAAGATGGAAATATTCCCCTTAGTGCGTTAATCAAAGATCAAATTTACGGATATAAGTACGGACTAAAGAATTTTTACTACTGTAATACACCTGACGGCGATGGCGATACAGAAAAAGAAATGAACTGCGACTCTGGAGCGTGTGCAATATGAAAACGATTTTTAATACAAAGAACATAGACCCTATGACCCAACCTCTTTTCCTTGGTAAAGACCTCGGTGTTCAGCGGTACGACCAAATCAAGTATCCTGTGTTCAAGGATCTTGACAGCAAGCAGATGATGAATTTTTGGCGACCAGAGGAAATCGAGCTAAAGAAAGACCGTTCTGACTTTAAAGAATTGTCTGAAAATGAGAAGTTTATTTTTACTTCAAACCTAAAATACCAGACAATGCTTGATAGTGTTATCTGTAGAGGTGTACCCACTCTTCTAGAATTTGTCACCAATTCCGAACTAGAAGCCTGCTTGATGACTTGGCAATTCTTTGAGAAGATCCACTCTCAAAGTTACAGCTATGTAATTCAAAACGTGTACGCAGACAGCTCAGAGGTGTTTGACGGAATTTATGAAGACAAAGAGATAATGAAGCGGGCGAAGTCAGCTATTCAGGACTACAACAACCTGATGGGAATGGCCTGCTCAACATCATCTAAATCCGATTTAAAAAAACAGATCTATATGTCTGTCATTAGTATCAATATTCTTGAAGCTGTACGGTTTTACGTTAGTTTTGTTTGCAGTTTTGCTTTTGCAGAAAACAAGAAAATGGTTGGCAATGCCGATATTATAAAACTTATTAAACGTGACGAGGCTTTACATCTAGCGAATACTCAAGCGATACTGAAAATTCTTCACAAAGAAGAAAGCGAAGGGTTTACCAAGGTTGCCGCAGAGTGTCAAGAGGCGGCATGTCAGATGTTTGAAAATGCAGCTAGAGAAGAAAAAGACTGGGCAACCTACTTATTTCAAAATGGTTCCATCTTAGGGTTAAATGAGCAGGTTTTACATCAGTACATTGATTGGTTGTGTATGTCACGCAGAAAAACGATTGGACTTCCCTATGATAATGTAGGAAAGAATCCTATTGCTGGATGGACTAGCCACTGGATGAGTAGTGAGAGCGTACAGGTCGCTCCACAAGAGCATGAGATTACTAGCTACAAGATTGGTGCTAGTAAAAACGATTTGGATGACATGGACCTAGGGGATTTATTGTGAGTAAAGATGAAAGATTTGGTGGCATTGTAGACAGTTTTGTTGATAATATATTGAGCAAGTACGGTATCACAGACGACATGCTCAAAGGCGTATCAAAAGTAGTAAAAGCTGTTACTGATAGCACATCTGTTCAAGAGGTTGGTGACGAGGTTTTTGTGACAATTAACTTGGAAAAAATTCACTTTAAATTTAAGAAGGAAAAATAATGGGATGTTGTAAAGGTCTTCCTGAGTGTCAGGATCATGTAGTTAGAATGGAAATGCTTAAAGAGAGTCATAACTCCATTAAAAAAAACGTAGGAACCAAAACCCTAATCGAAAAGATTACGAAATGGCACCACGCACGAAACCTAATCGAAGGCTCTACGGACAAAGATCAGTTTGCCAAACTTATTCAAGAGGCGGGAGAGCTGTCCGATAGTATCTGCAAAGGAAAATCTGTTTCGGATGATATTGGGGACATGATGGTTGTTCTAATCAATATTGCAGAAAGGAACGGACTGTCGCTCGGATGTTGCTTAGAAACTGCTTGGGGAGATATTAAGGATCGAAAAGGACGCATGGTTGATGGTGTTTTTGTAAAAGAGGGCGATTGAAATGCGTATTACTAGATAGGAGATAATTATTAATGGCATACACGGAACCCTTTAACGACAGAATAGGCTATTTTTCTCAAGCCGTTTTTTACAAAACGGCCATAGGAGATGGTGAACCTCTGACAACGACAATCGCTGACCACCTTTTTTTGAACGGTGTTCAGAGCATAAATGTAGACAGGCAAATTTCTCAAGAAAAAGTTCCTGAGTTTGGTCAGATGACTCAGGATAAATTAAAATACGGTAAGACAAAATACCAAATTGAAATCACTAGAGTTCTAGGATCTTTGAAAGACAACTTTGAGTACGGTGCCGGACCAAGTTCTGGTGGCGAAGGTCCGGTGGTGGGCGAATATGGGTTGGGAAATGGGGATTTTTTCTACAACACAACCGATCAAACCACTTACGAAACGGCTCACGTTACAAATGTTGATTGGGGAATTGGCGTTGGGAACGGTAAGCTAAGGTATTACGACATAACTCATGTATATGGTAAAGACGGTGTTGAAGATATTAATTCTGTATTCCCGCCCGATCCAGCTAGTACAACAGGCGAGTGTAGAACAATAACCTACAGAAACGCTATACTAAATTCTTTAAGTTACTCAATAGGAGTAACGGGATCTATTACGGAAACAATATCTCTTACTTCTGAATACTACGAGCAAGACCTAGTTACAGACCCGTTACTTTTCGAGGACTTGGACCCAGATTTAAGTCTTGATGCGGTTCCTCTCCCCAGAACTGCCAGAACCTTATCCCGTAAAGACCTTATACTGAATCCAGATATTGTCCCTCACGATCCAGCAAGTTCGGGACTCGAACTATCTTGGTTACCGTTAGAGGTTCAGGAGTTGTTTTATCTTGGTAATGAGGAGTCTGGTATTCCAATTCTAGGAATCACTTCTATTAATATTAACATAGAATTTAGCTACAACGAACTTTCAAGTTATGGGCAGTGGTCTGGAAGCGATGTTTATTCGGATTTAGATGCTCAGACAGCGGAAAATCCTGACGAGGGCGGTGAAACAAGAATAAACGATTTCAAAATTCTTCAATTTCCCGTTGCAGTAAGTTGCACATTCGAGGGGGTTGTTAGGGATCATTTTATCAACTCCAATATGCAAGTGTTGCCAAAAACAATCGGTCCCAATACATATCCATCGGCCATTCAGCCGCCGATAGACAAGTTTGACCACCTCGTTACCGACACTCATTTTAGTTCCTACGGAATAGCCAATACGGGCAGCGACCTCTATGCTTATTATGCCAAACAGTTTCAGGGAAATAACAAGGCAGACAGAGAGATTAGAATTTTAGCAAAAGACCCTGTGATTGATACCCCAACCTATTGGCAATGGAATTTAGGTTTAAAGAATTTTTTAACAGATTTTTCAGTTAGTGATGGAGATGCAGGAGGCGGAAATGTAACAGCCTCACTATCTTACCGAAACGATTCTAGCGAAATATTTTTAGTAAAAGATTCTACAATTCATGAGTTTTTACCCGCTGACACCTACTAAGGCACTATCATGGCTAAAAGAAGAAGAGATAACAACAAGAAGAAGCAGCCGATTAGACCCGCCCGAAAAAAACTTAAACCCAAAACCGACAATCAGTATGATTATATATCGCTAATGTCGGAAAACGACCTTACCTTTTGTTGCGGTCCCGCAGGTTCCGGTAAAACGGCAGTAGCGGTAGGAATGGCTTGTGAGTATATACTGGAAGAAAGAGTTGAAAAAATAATAATAACTAGGCCAGTAATAGAGTCTGGTAGAGGCTTGGGTTTCTTGCCGGGTGGAATGAACGAAAAGGTACATCCTTACATGGTTCCAATTATTGAGGAAATGAAACTTTACTTAGGAATGGAAACCTATAATTCTATGCGAGCCACAAACAGAATAGAGGTATGCCCTTTGGAATACATGCGTGGAAGAAACTTCCACAACACTTTTATGATTTTGGACGAGGCACAAAATGCAACATTTGAGCAAATAAAAATGTTCATGACTAGAATTGGAATCGGTTCCAAGGCTGTTGTGAATGGGGATCTAGACCAAACTGACCTAAGAGGTGCTTATGACTTATCCGGTGGTCTAAGCAATTGTATGGACCGGCTGGATGACCTACACGGCGTCGGCATCTGCTATCTAACAAATGCAGACATTGTGCGTAACAGGATCATCTCTAGCATCTTAAATAGATTAAAGTAGTCAAAGGGTGTGTTTTAGGGGGTGCTTGCATCTATAATACAGTGCCCCCTATTTTTACTAAACAGGAATGAGGAACTAGATGCCAACATACGACTTTGAGTGCGAACCTTGTTCGTATCACATAGAAATGATTCAGAGACACGACGCTCCACAAACTCATAAGTGTCCTATCTGCGAGCAGCAAACTCTAAACAAGATTTTCATCAATGCTCCAAACATAATTGTTAGAGGTGAGCCAACCTCGATAGCACAGCAAGCAGAAAGAAACACAGCAAAAATGGGCAATTATGAGCTAGAGGCGAAACGATTTAACGACAAGGTAGACTCAAAACTTAACGATAAGCAACGCTCTGCAAGAGAGCGAAATCGTGCAATTGTTTCCATGACCCCTGAGCAGCAAACTCACTGGGTTAAAACAGGGGAGCGGCCAGCAACATGAAGGAAACAGCCTTTTCAAAAATGATGCGGAAAAGAGTTGAGAAAGAGCCTCAACCCGCAAAGAGCAGACCTCACGCCGCCATAATAACATTAAAAATAGAAGTCAGAGAGATAGATATTAACGGAATTATTGGAGAATCTGTTGTTGGCAATGGCAGACTGTCTAAATTTGGAATAAGAGACAAAGCCAGAATAATGATAAAAGCGGCATCGGAAGCTGAATGTATCGTAAAAGTAAAAAAACTATTGGAGAACCTTCATGAATAAACATCAAGAAAACGAATTTGATAACATGGGGATACCTAAACCAACAGAAACTCTTGTTGAATGGTTTGGAAAATCCTCCAACAAAGTAGAAGATGAAAGAAGAGCGTTTGCAAAAAGTGTTTCATGTACCTATGATTATGAACTAACGTCAAATCAGTTCTTTGTTAGAATCTCTGGTGGAGAACTTATCGACCCTTACTATACCAATGCCGACATAGGAAAAGCTAGACTTGCAACCTTTTCTTTTAGAAAGGTCGATGCTACTACTTTTAACGCTTTTATGAAGTATCTAAAAAGCAAAAAACGAACCGATTACACTTTCGCTAGAAGATTACTAATGGAGAAAAAATAATGAAAAAAGGCCCACTCTCAAAAAAAGAAAAGTCCTATATCGTGGAAAATTACCACAACACGACCGCGACTATCATGGCAGATAAGCTAGGTAGATCTGTCCATATGGTTGATAAATTTATTGCAAAGCAAGACTTCCAACAAACCACTAGCCCGGAAAAGCCGGAGGAGCCAGTTCAAGAGAGCAAACCTGATAATCCTCTATACGCTAGAAACGTTGCTGAAAACGGAGTGGTTCGCTCTACAATAGGAACGCAGGCAGCTTCTATGGCCGCTGATGAATCAAGAGCAAAAAGAAAATCACCAGATGTTAGTCCACGATACTCGCAGCATATTCACCAAATTAAACCAAAAAACTAAACAATGAAACACAGTGATTCCATTTTCTTAAACGACGGAATATGCACTTCTTTTGACCCGTTTGTCAGGCATCAGTTGTCCAATCTTCTTATTATGGGCTGGACAGCGTTGATGACTGATGGGACCATTATTTACTCCGACTATGAAAGACCGGGATATGAAAGGTTTTGGAAAAGGTTTGAAAAGCATTGCAATAAAACCTGCACAGTTCCAAAGAGCATTAAATTGCATATGTTTGGCTGCCCAAGCGTAGAATTTTTTAATGAACCTAACGGTCTAGATGGTTTTTCTGTGGTCAGAGGGGTAGCCAGAGAACAGTCAATGAATGGCGACTTTAAAGACTATCAAAGTCTAACAGTCTCGCTTCTTGGTAAAAATTGTGACCACATAGATGTCAGAAAGTTTGTTTGGCCTCTTAATGAGTTTGAAGAATTGAGTGGCAAGAGAGTGTTAACAAAAGCAAACATCCAACAATTGATTTTTAAAAATGAGTCAGAAAAACGACAAAAGGTTCAAGAGTATATCGACGGGTGAACCATGCACTGCCGCCCAGTACCTATCAGAAATGGTTTGTATTAGAAAGGCCGAGCGAGAAAATAAAGGAAGTCTTGCATACAAGTTTTGGAACAAGGGAGACTCTTACAAAATTCAGATAAGAGTAGCCAATAAGTTGATCAAAAAATATGGAGAAAAACCTATATTCCATTATCTAAACAGCCCTAGTGGTAAAAACATTTATTCGCTAGGGTTTTTACATAAAAGCAAAAAGTTTGTACTAACCTTAGACTTTGTTGAAGAAGGCATAAAGAAAGCCAAAAAGATAACAGACGCTCTAGAGCTACAAGAGAAAAGAGTCGTAGAGCTGCCCAAGGGCGAATACAAATCTAAGAAGAAAAAGAAAAGCAATAGCCTACTATCAAAAATAAGGAAAGCAGATGGCAACAAGTGAATACAGCAATAAGTTTCAGAGTGATCAAAAATCCACCAAGCCGAAGTATTTAAAAAGCATTTTGAAGGACAACGGAGATATTATTAAAAGCGGAATTGATGTCCTGCAAGAGAAGAAAAACCTAGGAATGATCTCGATTAGTCCCGCTATTGACCTAGCTCTGGGTGGTGGTGTTCGCGAAGGGTGCTGGCTAACGCTTACAGGAGATCCTAAGAGTGGTAAAACAACTACGGCAATGCAGATTGCAGCTAATTGTCAAGCGGAAGGTCGTCCTATTATCTATCTGGACGCAGAGGGCAGACTGAAAGACATGAACTTTCAAGTAGAAGGGTTTGACACTTCTAAAATCCATGTGATCGCACCAGTGGACAAACCTCTGTCGGCAGAAGTTTTCTTAGAGGCTGCCTACAAAATGATGAGCCATCCTGATTATACTGGAGCCGTACTAATTATCGACTCGGTTTCTTCTCTGCTTCCTCAAAAAGAAATAGAAGGAGACTTTAGTCCGGGACGTGCAGGTCTACCTAAGATTTTATCAATATTCACTAAAAAGATTGGGCAACTTCTCCCCAAACAGAGAGGGTTGGTAATAGCCATCACTCACTATATTGCTAACACTGGTGGGTTTGGTAAAGCTAAAATGTCTGACGGCGGTAATAAAATTCAGTATCAGGCAGACACAAGAATGGAAATAGCCGGTAGCGGAATGGACCGTCCAGCAATCAAGGGTTGGGTTGACGAGAATGGTACAAGAATCGGCCAGATCGTAAACTGGAAGATAGTTTGCTCATCCTGCGGACCTCCGGGCGGTCAGGTTCAGAGTTATATAAGATACGGAAAAGGAATTGACAAGGTTCAGGAAAACATCCAAATCGCAATGGATCTTGGTCTTGTTTCTAAGAGTGGAGCATGGTGTACTTGTGATTTTGTTACTTTTGGGTCCGACGGCTGCTCGAAAGAGTTTAAAAAAATCTTAAAAAATGCAAGACCTGACATTGATGTTGATAATGAAGAAGAACTACTGTCAACCAAGGGTTTCAAGTTCCAAGGACAGATAAAGCTATATAATTTTATGGCAGAAAACCCCGATTTTATGAACCTCTTAAACAAAATGACCGCACAAGGATTAGAATGAAAGTTGTAGGTCTTGACGGAAAAGATTACAACTGGAAACCGAAGGGCGGTAAAGGAAAGAGGTCAAAGCTGCACAAGCGGGCAGTGGGCATTATTAAAGAACTGTTTCCATTCGACGTAATCTTGGAAGAGGTTTCTCTGCCCGGATCTTCGACGAATAAAAACAACAAACTTAGATGTGACATATTTGTGCCAAACAGGGAAATGTTTGTAGAAGTTCATGGAGAGCAGCATTTTAAATATGTTAACTTCTATCATAAAACTAAAATGGATTTTTACCGTGCCCAAGGAAGAGACAGAACCAAAAGGGAATGGTTCCAACTTAACGACCTTGCGTTAATAGAGCTTTTTTTTAATGAAACAGACGAACAGTGGAAGGAAAGGTTAAAATGGTAACGATGGTACATAAAACAAAAGGCTTTGTGTGTCACCACATCCCAAAAACGGGAGGCACCTCCATAGGAAACTGGATGTCAAATAATATAGGAGATGACATTTACTGGGTTGGAACAAGAGGTGTCCGCACTCTTGCCAGAGACGCTGAAACGGAAATGTTTGTAGGACGGAAGGATTCCGAAGAATACCAAGATTGGATGAAATGGTGGAGGAAACATGGAGGTGGGAAGAATCACTTTCCTGCACATCAACAGGTTAGCACAGTAAAAAAACGTCTGAAAAAATTTAAAAGAACTAAAGATCTAAAATTGTGGCACTTCATCTTTTTAAGAAGTCCTTATGACTGGCTAACCTCTTTATTTTGGCATAGAGTCAACGTACATAGTAATATGGACAGAATTTACAAAAGACACATCCTAGATAGTACAGATCACGAAGCGGCTTTTAATAACCTTATGGACTGTATGCTTTGGCGAAAGACAACAAATGCAGACCCAATACAATCATTTTGGATTAATAGCGATGTTGAATTTATCGGAGACTTTTCCAATCTGGAAGAAGATTTTACAAAAATCATGTCTCGTTTTGATATCAAGGTTGAAAACTTCCCGGTCAGAAATACGCGATCCAAGTTAGGTAAGGATGTTTATTTTTGGGAAAATAAAAAACTGGCAGCTAAGGCACGTAAACTTTTGGAGAAAGATATTAAGCTATACGAAGATACGTTTCAAAGAGAGGCAAGATATGACAACGGATGACAGATCGGCAGAATTTGTTAAAGCTATTGAAGAATGGAGCAGCTCCAAGTTTCTCGCTAAGGTAGAGTCACCTAAAGAGATAGAACTGGTAATCAATGCAGATTTTGAAGAAATGCAGTCATGGAGTCAGGAAACGTGCTATATCAACGCTTTTAGGCTCTATGCGTATTCAGAATACTTGGCCGGAATAAAAGCCAAAGAAAAAATCGTTTTAGATTGGGCAGATGGTGCTATTTGGTTTATAATAGGTAGTACATTAGACCAATACGGTGACGGGTTTACTAAATGGGAAAAGAAATATTACTCTGCTATAAAAGAAAATCCACTAGCCACAAAGATACTTAAAGTAAAGAACCATGCACATGCTAGGGTTTCGTCGGTAGACGGTAAGCAGGAAAGAATGATTAAAATGGCAGACACACTAAATAATATGGCTAGGAGAAAATAATGAGCGACATAAAAGAAAAGGTAAGACGACTTATCGACAAGGCCAAAGAGTCGGGAGATGTTGACCTTCTAGATTTGGCTATGGATTTGCTGGATCAGGTTCCAGTTACAGTAGCGGAAACGAACCAAGCGTCGAATAGAGAGAAAGAAGTTCCCCGTGATCCGGTTTCCGGTGGAGAGTTTCGTATGAACGCTGAGACTAAAAATCCTAAACCGTTAGAAGTAAGACAAAGAGAAAACCTTTACCAAGACACGGGTGAACATAAGGATAAAAATAACAAGACTCCAGAAATTGAGCTAACCGAAAGACGAAGGCCATCCTTTAAAAAAGTAGAACAAACTTGCCAAAGATGTACCAAGTCCGTTCTTGTTAATCCATCATTCGCTAGAGATTTTTTCACCTGCGACTCCTGCCTAAGAAGATAATTTATGAGCAGTTTGAAACTAAGCGATTTGGCAGCAGAAAGAGCCGTACTAGCAGCATTGTGTCAGTACGGTTTGGACGCTTATCTTGAGGTAGACTTTGTAGATTCTCGGTCTTTTACAGATCCTATGAATCAGCTTTTGTTTGACTGCATTTATAAGTCTATTTCCGAAAATACTCAGGTCGAGCTATCCTCGATACTGTCGGCTGGTAACGACCTAGGCGTATCAGAACAGATGAACTCCAAGGATGAAATATCCTTCATGCGTTCACTGTTTAACTTTCCTATAACTAAACAGAACGTAGGGGTATACGCTGCAAAAATAGCGAAGTTAAAACTAGCTAGAGACTTATCGCAAACTTTAAAGGCTTGTCAAAAAGAACTAGGCAACGTTACTGGCGACGAAGATATTATGAATATCGTCGCCAAGATCGAAGAGCCTCTTCTAGATGCGACTGGTGATATTTATCAGTCTTCCAGCAAGAAAACTGAATTGTTGGGGGATGGCTTAGATGACTACTTAGAGTTCTTGTCTGAAAATGTTTCTGACTTCGTGGGGATTCCTACAGGTCTTCCCGCCTTAGATGCTGCAATCGGCGGTGGGCTGAGAAGAAAGTGTGTTGACCTTGTTGCAGCTAGGCCAAAAGTTGGTAAGTCTATGCTTGGTGACGCTGTTGCAAAGCACGTAGCGTCAAATATAGGTGTTCCGGTTCTTGTTTTAGACACAGAAATGTCAAAAGAAGATCACTACAATAGAATGTTGGCTGATGAGTCTGGGGTAGAGATTAACAGAATATCCACAGGCCGTTTTACAGAAAGTGAAATCGAAAAAGAAAAAGTTCATAACGCAGCAAAAAAACTTCAAGAAATTCCATACCACTATATCAGTATTGCTGGCGAATCTTTTGAGAACATTATTTCTCAGATGAGAAAATGGATTTACCAACATGTAGGATTTGACGAATCTGGCAGAACAAACGATTGTGTTATTGTGTACGACTATCTAAAATTAATGGGTAGCGAGGGCATTAACGCATCTATGCAAGAGTATCAAGTGCTTGGTTTTCAAATTACCAAGTTGCACAACTTTGTTGTAAAGTATGACGTTGCATGTCTAGCGTTTGTTCAGTTGAACCGTGACGGTATTACAAAAGAGACAACGGACGTTGTTTCCGGCTCTGACAGGCTTGTGTGGCTCTGTACCAGCTTCTCGATCTTCAAGCTAAAGTCAGATGAGGAAAAGGCAGAAGATGGGCCTGAGAACGGAGATAGGAAGATTGTTCCGGTCGTTGCTAGGCATGGCGAAGGCTTGGACGACGGTGACTACATTAGTATAAAAATGTTTGGTAAATTTGGAAGAATCCAACAAGGGTTAACTAGGAACGAAATTCATGACAGTTCGCGATCAAGAGAGCAAGGATTTGAAACCGAAGAATTTGACGAAGAAGAAGATATCGTCACTCTGTGACGCACTGCTTCCTAAGTCGAAACAGCTACTAGAATATTTTGGCGTAGAGTGGCTAGAGTTTCCCAACAGACTAGCCTTCGCCTGCCCGATTCATGGTGGAGATAATCCAGAGGGCTGCTGCATATTCACTGACGGTCAATCTAATGCAGGAAATTGGTCCTGCTGGACAAATCATTGTGAAGAAGAGCATATCGGAAATCTTTTTGGCTTTGTTCGCGGTTGCTTGGCACAGCATAGAAAAAAAGATATATCCATGACGGAGGCTGCAAATTTTATTTGCTGGTTTTTAGATACTGATATAGAAGATATAGAGTCTAAATCTATTGATAGATCGTTTAGGTCAATAGATGTATTCAACAGAGAAATCGTGAGAAAAGAGTCCCAGTTTTCAAGGTCGTCAATTAGAAACAAGCTAAAGATTCCTTCGGAATATTTTTTGGGAAGGAATTATAACCATGAAGTATTGGAAATTTTTGATGTTGGAGAATGTACCGTTGAAAATCAGCCCATGTCAGGAAGGGCCGTGGTTCCTCTGTATGACGAATCTAACAACTATGTAGGATGTGTTGGTAGAGCGATCAAAGAGCATCTACAGCCTAAATGGTTGCATAGCAAAGGTTTTAACAAAAACATACTTTACGGACTAAATCACGCCAAAGATAACATACTTGAAACAAGAACGGTTATTCTGGTAGAGGGTCAGGGCGATGTTTGGCGAGCATTTGAATCCGGTCTAAACATGACAGTAGGAATATTTGGCACAGCACTAAGCGAAGACCAATTAATACTACTAGAGTCGTCAGGAGCGTTGAACATTGTTATACTAACAGATTATGACGAAGCGGGAAAGAAGGCCGCTGAATCAATAATTAAAAAATGCGGAAGAAGATTTAATTACATTAGGCCGGATTTGGACGATTGGTTCGAGGCCAATAATGTTCCAACGAAGCAACGCGACTTGGGGCAGATGACAGGTCAAGATATCGAACAAGAAATTTTCCCCTATTTACCATTTACAAAGGAAAAAGAATGAGCGACGAGTCGGGAACTAGAATATTGGCATTTGCCGGTGCAAAGCAATCAGGAAAAACAACTTCGTGCAACTTTTTGCATGGATACCAGCTTCGTGCCCAAGAAGTTGTTCAGAATTTTGGCATAGAGCCTGAATCGGGTAAGCTTGTTATAAATACAGAAATCTTAGGAGAGGATGGTAAAAAGGAACAAGGAGACACCTTTTTAGATGTTTCCAGACGAGATTCTGAGTTTGTCGAATGGGCCATGTATAACATGTGGCCTTTTGTTAAGAAGTATTCTTTTGCAGATTCTTTAAAGAGTATCTGCATGTCCTTGTTTGGATTGACCTACGAGCAGTGCTATGGAAGCAACGCTTATAAAGACCAGATTATTCCTCACCTACTGTGGGAAAATATGCCGGGGGTGATATGTAAACCAAACTGGGCGGCATGTGGAAATGCTAAATATAGCGATATTGATCCTAAATCAATCGGCTTAATGGAACATGAGCCGGGGCCAATGACCGCCCGTGAGTTCATGCAATTCTTTGGCACAGATGTTATGCGTAAAATATGGGAACCTATTTGGATAAAAAGGACACTAAAAGATATTGAAGAAGAACGTCCGCTATTAGCAATCATCGACGACTGCCGTTTCAAAAATGAAATACTGGCAATCCAAGAGGTCGGAGGCAAAGTAATAGGAC